TCATCATAATATCCCTCCCCATCTAGTCCGTTTAAATTAACAACTCCCCTCCACCAAGTATATTCAGTATCTCTACACCAGCTCTCTGAGTAGTGTGGATGTGAAAAGCATCCTGCGCTTAGCCCGAATATCTTTTGACCGTCTGGTCGTGTTTGTTCTGCATGATTATACAAGTGAGAATGTCCTTGCACCGCTGAGCAGTGCAGTTTAGAAACTAGTTGATGACCGATATGTGCTGAACTAATAGGTCTTCCTGCTACACCAGATGTAAAGTAATGAGAGAAGTTTATTCCCTCCAGGGATAAGCATCCCTTAAATGGGGTTACCTTCCATCCGTTCTTTTCATACTGTAAGTCTGACATAGATATAGCGCCATCCATTTCCGGCGCTGAGTTAATAGCCCTGTCTATCCTGTCCTCATGGTTGCCTAAACACATATGCATCTTAGGCTTATACTGTTTTTCCTTGCGCTTCCTCTTGTTTTGATTGAGCTTCTTGATAGGAGCAAACAGTTTCTCCTGTGCATCAAGGACTGAATTTACATCCTTCTTATATCTCCTTCCCTCAAATCCTTTGGTTCCCTTGTCGTATGATGAGAGGCTAGGCATATCACCAAAGTCTCCCAAACATACGATAATATCTGGCTGCTTCTTTACTATGTAATTACCAAGAGCGGTGAACCGATCATTGTCATACTCAGGTGCAGCATGACAATCAGGTATCACCAATAGATTTTTCTTCCCTTTCATTATCTATCTCCTTCTTTTGAACAACAAATTCAATTGCACACTCTGCGTTTGGTGTCATGGTCTGATCAAACTCTTCTTGGAAGTGTTTAAATACTTCCGGATTTCTATAGAAGTCCTTTACCAGTGTGATCCTTTCTATATTAATTTGAGAAGAGAATTTGATCAATAAGTCTAACACGTTTATTGAGGCTGGAGACCAGCTTTTATCCTTATGGATTGTGAATGTATGTTTATGATCATCGTTCCATCTGCTAGGAAATACTCCTCCTTCGTACATATCCTCATCTGGAACTGTAACTATAAGGAACCCTCCAGGTTTTACAATTCTTATCCAATTGTATATAGCTTCTTGTGGGTTAACGATGTGCTCAAGACAGTGGCTGGAGACTAGAAAATCATATGTATTATCTTTTACTCCATGCATGAATTGAGCGTCACCATCTCCTTTGTCTATATCCCAGGTCTGAGCGGACAACATTAAAGGAAACACCCTTACGTACTGACCAATAGGGTCTGGACCTCCTCCTATATCTATACCTCTGCCTACTAAGTATCTGGTATGGAAAGAGCCATCATTAAACCTCCTCTTAATTGATTTGCTTTGTTCATCCATTTTTATATATCACATATCTCCTTTAGGTCTTGCATTGAATTTAATTTATTTTTATTTATGTAATGGTTTATAACGCCGTACCCAAAATCTTTTCTTGGGGCTTTTTTTAAGACGTGTCCATATTCCCAACCTACTAAAATAGATTCCTCTTTATTATCTATATATTGAGCAAGAACATATATATCTGCAAATGGTTTGTTCTCTTCATGTATCAGATTATATGCTTTTCTGGCAGTCTTTACATCTATAGTTTTGCCATTTGGAGTTGTAAAATCTATTCCTTTATCTCCACTTGGCCTCTCTTCCCAATCTACTTCTAGCCCCGAAAACTCTGCGAAAGCAACCTCACCAGAAAGACCAACCAATTCGTAGTCTTTAGATAGAGGTCTTGAACTAGCATGGGACTTGTGAATATCATGTCTTCTTTGCGCAATTTCTCTAAGGTTCATATTCCACATACCCCGCTAAGGCATTGCTCTTCTGAGTTGTCTTCATAGATAACACCGCGTTTAGCATGAGCTTCTTCGTATGGTACTGAGGTAATAGGTTGCCCTCCTCTTGCTCCATCAGGATACACAGTTAAACCACGCAGTCCATTAGCGTACTTAGCTATAGTGGTTGCGTATTTATTAACAGTATCTTCTCCGTTCAGTTCGCTTCCCCATGCTGGTAAATTAATGGTGCTACTGATAGCGTGATCCACATATTTTTGTAGCTCATATTGAAATTTAATTCTACGCTCTGGATCAGGGGCTAGATCAATAGCAGACTCAATCTTATTAGGATCAATGCCTCCGTCTATCAGTGCTTGGGCCGTACCGTCAACGACAAATTGATGCTTCCATCTTGTTCCATCTGTAAGGTAGCGTCTGCGGTATGCCACGGCGTAGATTGGTTCCACGCCAGAGGTCGTTCCGGCGAGGATGCTAATAGTCCCTGTCGGAGCAATTGCTCTGTAGCCTTTAGGACGCTTGAGAAAAAGTCTGTCGCAATGAGCGTCAGCGGATCGTTTGCTTTCTCGTTCATAAACTTTCATCCATTGTTTAAGTTCGTCAGTCATTTCATATCGTGAGTCACGTTTAAGTAACCACTCATGCATTCCCATAAGACCAAGGCCGATACGACTGTTCTGTCTACGGACCTTGGCTATTTTTTCAAACGGTACTTGAGCTCTGATAAGTCCGCATACCAAGAACTTACTAGCGAGATTAACCACATCGCCAAACTCTTCAATTGTTTCAATGTTTGCCAGATTAACAGAGCCAAGGTTACAGACATCACTATCATCTTCACTCGTAATCTCCGTGCAAGCATTCCTAAGTGTTTCATTTTGTTTATCTCCAAAGTTAAATGAGAACCCGGGTTCTCCTGTCATCATGGCTTGCTTTACATTCTCTATAAATACAGGATTCATCTGATCCTTTAGCCATGCATCGTCATAGTTAAGAGATATGTTCATCATATCTAATGGAGCAGGGAAATTAAAGTCTGCCTTTTTTAATTCGGCAATAGTAGTGTCTCCAACATTAAGGTCATGCCAGTTCTTTGCTTTAAGCAAAGCTGGCGCATCCTCATGCTGCCAGTTCATACTGCCATACAGTGCAGACCTTCGACTACCTCCCTGCATTACGTTTCTACCAACCTCGTTTAAAGTGTATAGCAGAGGAATAGGACCAGAGGCTACTCCACCTGTTCTTTTTAGCCTCCGTCCAGATGGTCTTGCTTTGGATATATCTACGCCTATCCCTCCTCCTGTCATAAGACATGACATTGCTCGTTGCGTAACTCCAGCCCATTCTTCTCTTGAATCCTCCTCAAGTCTTAGAAGGTAGCAGTTGTTGTAGAATCTTGCATCCCTTCCTGCATACCATAGATAGCGACCACCTGGAATAAACTTAAAGTCAGCAATGTGCTGAGCTAACTGATCCCTATCAGTCTTTTCCATCAGGTTGTTCTTGGTTCCATTGAAGTCACCGCATACACTGTTGACTACAGCATGAGCCTTATCACTCCATGTCTCGTATTCAGTGGATGCATATTTATTTTTAAATATGTCTTCACCAAGTTGTGTTTTAAATGTCATTTACTTTATCCAGTTTAATATCATTAATACCTGTACTACCAAAACCTCCTTCGCCTCTTGTGTAACTTACTGCAGTGTCTTCACTAATAACTGGTGCTAAATAATAAGCGAATACCATCTGAGCAATCCTATCCCCTCTTTCAATATCAAATGGAGTAGGTCCTGAGTTAAATAGTAATATCTTTACCTCTCCCCTATAGTCAGGGTCAATAGTTCCAGGAGAATTTAAAACAAATACTCCATGTTTGTTTGCCAATCCGCTACGGGTTCTTATCTGAGCCTCAACACCTACTGGAAGATGTAACTTAAATCCTGTGCGGATAAGTTTTCTATCCAGTGGCCTGATACATTGGCCCTCTGCTGAGTAAATATCATACCCAACAGAGAACTCGGTTGCTTTTTCCGGTGCGGAGTAAGCAATGTCCATCAATTCAACTTCTACTTTGTCGCTTACGCTCATGTATATATTTTTCCTTTAGGTTATTTTCCTTGGCATATTCCATGTACTCCTGCAAAGTACACCCCGCATGGTGTCTGAAACATTCAGCCCAAGAACTAAACTTAGAAGTTCTCTCCTTTGGGTTAGCATAGATATACCTTGCAAGGTAATATATTATTTCGTCCCTAGGCTCTCCCTTAGAACGGTATGTCATCAGCAGCTACCTGGTTGCTAATAGATGCCATCTCTGCTTTAGCAGATGCTGGAACCTCTCGCTTACCTTCCGGCGCTGATCCTTCTACCTCTTTGTATGCATCAGGACTGTTGATCATCTGCAACTGATATCCCTTAATGTCGGTTGTGTATTTTTCTACACCACTCTTGTCAGTATACTTACGATAATCAATTGATCCTTCAACGTACAGGTTTGTACCCTTGGTTACGTAGTTGTCTACTACCTCAGCCTGTTTACCAAAAAAGACTACGTTGTGCCAGTCAGCTTTCTTATACTCTCCGTAACCTGATTCAGTTACCATAGAAACCTGAGCAATCTTGCTGTCGTTCTTGGTAGTACGAATGACTGGGTCCTTCCATACATGACCAAGGATGATTGCCTTATTAATTCCCTTCATTGTTTTCTCCGTGTTTGCTTTTTCGTTTATACAACTTTCCAGATGGTATAACTATAGGCTTATTAAATTTATAAGCGTGTTTAGCCACTGGATTCTTCTTCTTTATTGTGCCTTTCTGGCCAATATTTTTTGACATTTTTCCATACCGTTAAAGATGATTCAAATATAGTCCAATACCTATTGAACTCATCCTTATCCCACTCATGAAATACTACTACTCCAGGATTGTTTGCGCTAATAAATATATTAGCAATTCGTTTAGGTGGCGCAGGCAATGCTCTTTCATAAGCGATCAATTGGTAAGCCATTGATTCGTATGCCAATTGTTTGCCACCAGTATTGAATTCTTTGGTCTTGAAATCAATGACCCATTCATCTGATACCAAATCAATCATACCACCATAACCTTTCTGTATATTACAAACAACCTCTTCCGATCTCCAGTTCTGTTCACCACAGTTTACTTTTAGCAATGCATCTACTGCATGAAAGATGTTAGCGTCATCTCCTGTAGGTTCTAACTCTTTCTTGAAGCAAGACTCTAGCATATCATGTATTCTACTGCCTCTGAAGGATGCTTCTAAAGTTTCCTTCTTGCTCTCTTCGATAACCTTGGCTTTCCATACGTCAGCATCAACAAAACTTCTATCTACTGTAGCAGCAGCCTCAATAGTTTTATTAATTTTCCAGGTATCAAGTCCCGGCTTTGCTAAAATATCTAGGACAGATGTAACTGACGGCATCCATCCATGTTTCCTAGCATCTCTCAGTGTTGTTGCTCTTGTCTTTCCATTCTTTCCTTTAATGAAATGACGAGGCTCGCCTTCTCTGTTATACCAATGCATTAGATACCCCTATATCTATACTCTCCAACCACCCCTTCGCTCCAGTCCCAATTCTCTGAAACCTTTGGCATACCTGCTATCTCTTTCTCCCTCTCATAATACATCACTGAATTAGAGAAGTCTCGGTACATACTATAGTATACATCACCTTCGCATTCTGAAAACATATTCTCAAATGAGATTGCTTCCTTGATTAGTCTATCTTTAGCCTTCTCTACTTGAAGGCTGTCATACTCTTTTTCCTTTTTGTTTTTAATTCTTGGTTTCATTTCTCTTCTCCATTAGTTCGTCGAAACCTTCCGGCGTAGCCCACACAGCGGCCTTCTTATTGCGATCAAAAGCATTGGGGTGGTACAGATATCTGCCAATTCCAAAGAGCACTGCTGCTCGTTTGAGAGCGTCTGAGATGCCTCCCTTTGCGCCTTCGATATTAGAATCATCAGCACCATCTGACTTGGTAATCCATTCACCATCAATCTTAAC